TTGAATATATTGAATAATTACCATGATGTACCATGTTTGGGGTTTACGGCAACTCCTATACGGATGGACGGTGTTGGCCTTGGTAGCGTATGTGACACGATGGTAATGGGTCCAACAACAAATAATCTTGTAAAGGAAGGATTTTTGTCGTATCCTGTAATGAAAACACCACCAAAAGAAATAATACAAAAATATCATATAAAACGTGGTGATTTTGATGCAAAAGAGCAGGAATTTGCAATGAGCAAACGCGTTATTGTCGGTGATGTAATTGCAAATTATAAAAAATATATGAATTACAAACCTTGTGTTTGTTTCTGTGTGTCCGTTGCTCATTCCCAGTTGATGGCTGAAGCATTTATTAACGCCGGTTATGTAGCTGTGCCTGTCTGGGGTGGTATGAAAAAAAGCGATAGGGAAAGAGCAATACAGGGTCTGGCAGATGGCAGTATACATATTATAACAAGTTGCGATGTAATAAGCGAAGGCGTCGACGTCCCTGTAATGGCCGGGGCAATTTTATTAAGGAAAACATTATCTTTATCTTTATTTTTGCAGCAGGTAGGGCGTCCGCTCAGGAAATACCCCGGGAAAGAATTTGCATATATCTTGGATCATGTCGGCAATTATTATTTACACGGGCACCCTCTAACCGAAAGGGAATGGTCTCTCGACTCTAAAAAAATAAACCATAAAAAAGATAAACCGCCTACAATTACCAGATGTCCGAAATGTTATGGGGTTTGGCCTGGGGAGCCAAGGAAATGTCCGGATTGTGGATTTGTTTTTTCTGATAAAGAGCAAATTGCAGCCCAGCAAAGGAAAAATCCAAAACAAATAGAGGGTGAGCTCGTGGACGCTTTGCCAGACAACACAAATCCTGAGATTGTGCAAAACCTGGCAGCATTTATTGCCAGCATACAGCACTTGCCAGCGAAGACCAGACAAAAAGCCATGATTGCAAAGGCTTTCGAGCTACAGAACAGAGAACAGATAAAGGCCCTACAATATGCAGTAGGATATAAAAAAGGCTGGGCTGATTTTGTGTGGACAAAACTTATGAAGAACAGGAAATAAAAATTTGAAAATAACACATTATGATCTTTGCAAAAAAACAGCGAACTGGGCACACAGAAAATATAAATCGAATGTGACTCTTTTTGAATACCAGTCTTATGCAACAAATGAGTTTCCTGACGTTCTTTGTTTTGTTAATGGATTTACTTTACTTTTTGAAATAAAAGTTTCTTTGCAGGATTTCAAAAAAGATCAATTTAAGGATTGCAGGATCGAAAAAAAAATAAGATATTGGCCTACTCTTTCAAGGAATGTTTTAAATTTAGCAAATGGACTTACGTGGAAAGAAGTGGGATTACAAGAATTTTATGTTGAAGCTCCGCATATGGGAAGAAATCGCTTTTATGTTTGCCCCTATGGTCTTATTAGCCCTGATGATATTAAAAATGGATGGGGTTTATATTGGTATAGAAATAATAGATTTAATATAAAGAAAGAATCAAAAAGTTTTAAAGCAAACATATATGAAGAAATGCGGATTCTTGAACATGCATGCAGAAAAAATAATAGCGGACATAATGAAAATATTTTAATAAAAAATTATTAGAGGATATTTAATATGGAAAAAGCAAAAAAGATTAGCATTACAGTATTTTCTTACATTATTACAATAGCAGTAATTTTATTTTTCTGGGAGTTCAGGGGCCGTTCATTATTTTTTGAACCAGACATAAAAATAAAAATTGTTGAAAAAGAAAAACCTGTATTTAAATATATAAAAAAAGCTAAAACGGTAAAAGAATACAAAGATTGCTGCAGCTCTCCCCTTGAAATAGAAACAAAAATGATAAATGATACGACGATGTATATACGTGCCAGCGATAACTGGAAAATGGCAGAGCAAAGAATCAAACTTGCAAACAACGTTGAGAAACGTGCGCGGTGGCCAACTTTTGTTGTCGGAGGTGTAGCGGTTACAGTAGGATTTATTGCAGGTGGTTACATCATGTACAAAGTTATAAAAAAAGCCAGGAGGTAAAATGAATAAATTCACATACCTAGAAGATAAGGAATTTAAAAAAGGTCGCAGATATATAGGGGCATCAGATGTGCCGACAATTGCACTTCTGAATCTGCAATACAAAACGCCTCTTGATTTATACCTGGAAAAAATTGGTGAAAAAGATCCGAAATTTGGATCTGAACGCGCACAGATGGGCCATGAGCTGGAATCAATAATTTTGAAACTTGGTTTGCAGAAAATTTGTAGCATCAATAATGCAGGATTAAAAAAATTTTTGGTGTCAAGGGTAAATGAAGAATTTAATTATAATAATTTTTTACATTCTTTCACAGAGGCCAGGCACCAGGATTGTAATTTTATTGTTGCTCATGCTGATTTAATTTTAGAATTGGCAGGATATGGAGAAACGATACTTGAAGCAAAATCAACTGGATTTTTCGGGGGGCTAAGAAAAAATGATCTTGACAAAGGGTATGATAAAAATGATTTAACGGCAAACGGTATACCATCAAGTGTATTTTTGCAAGTGCAAACACAAATGCTGTGCTATTCAATAAACGAATGTTATGTGAGTGCGCTAATAGACACCGGTATGCATCGATTATACGGGCCTATAAAAGCAGAAAAAAAAATACAGGAAAAAATACTTGCTATCTGTGACCGTTTCTGGTGGCATGTCGAAAACAAAAAACCTCCAAAACCTGAGACCTGGAAAGATGTGTGTTACCTGAACCCAGATGTAAACGAAAAAGATCAAAAAATTATCGCAGGTGATACCGAACAAAAAATCATTGAAATGAAAGACAGAGCAAAGAAATTAAGAGCCAGGGAAAAGGAAATTAAAAAGGAATTGACAGACATTAAAAATGGAATTGGCCTTACAGTTGGAAAGAATAAATTTTTAATGAGCTCTGAGGGGCATAAGCTGGCAACTGCTTTTATGGTTTCCAAATACAACGCAAAAGATTTAAAGGGATTGAAAGAAAAATATCCTGATATATTTGATAAACTTTTTGAAGAAGGATTTATAAATATATCTGAATATAAAGATTTAAGATATTAAGGAGAAGTAATGATAAAAGAAACAATTCAAAGAATTATTTCAAAAAATAAATTAAGGAGGCAAAAAAAAGCGTCTGAGAAAATAAGGGGCCAGCTACTAAAAAAGCTAAAAGCAGCAAAGAGCTGGACAGAGAGAGAAAGAATTTTATTTTTATTAAAACGAGTGTAGGGGGAAACATGTCAAACAATTTAATCGTAAAATTAAACGAGAAGAAAAATGCATTATGGGAGCTGAAAGCAAATCATCTTTCTGAAGAAAAGGAAATTTATTTCAAACGTGCGTTAGTCTCAATAATGCACACCGAAGGCCTTAACGGGCTTATAAGCACAGAAAAAGGAGCAAGCTCTATTCTGTATTGCATTTCACAGGCCCTTCAAATGGGTTTGCAGCTTGGCGGACACATACCACAGGCACATATAGTGCCTTACAAAGATAAAGCTGAACTTGTTCCGACCGCCGAAGGCTATAAATTTATAGCGCTATGCGAACCAAAAATTATAAAAGATTTTCATGTCAGGTCAGTTCATGAAAATGAAAAATTTGAAATTGATTATGCTGAAAACACTGTCCAGCACAGTTACGACGGCAAAAAACCAAAAGGGCAGCTTGTAGGCGTATGGGCTCGAATAGTGGACTTGCGCGGTAACAAAATAATCGAGTATATGGCAAGGCATGAAATTGAAGAAATCAGAAACAACCATTCCAAGTCATACCAGGCATATGTTGCAAAGAAAATTCCAAAACAGTTGTGTGCATGGGAAACCGACTTCAACCAGCAAGCGATGAAAACAGCCGTTAAACGATTCCTTAAGCCTTTCGTGTCTTTGAAAGAAGGATTACAGATGTCCATGGACCTGGAGAGTGAAATTGAAATTGATGATTCAATACCAGTACCAGTTGAACCAGGTCCCGAACAGCAGCCAGAGCCTGAAATTGACAAAAGAATGGGATCTCGCCTCGACAATATTATTGATGCTGAAGTGGCAGAAGTTGAAAACGAACCAGAGCCAGAGCCAGAGCAGGGGCCTGAAGAGAAAAAGGAAGAGCCAAAAAAAGATAAAAAAAATAAAGGAGATGTTTTTTAAAAAAGAAAATCTCTGACATAATTTAATGCTATAGAGCCAAGCCCTACAGCAATACTTTTATAAATAAAGCCTTTGATTTTCAATTCTGAATTTTTTATTTTTTCGTCAAAGGCTTTATTTGTTTTTTCTTCATCTTTTTTTATATATTCGACATCTTTCTGCAGCTTAATTATTTCCTGTATTGCAAGATCAAGTTTTGTGTCTATTTTTTCAAAAAATTCTTTTTGTGTCATATCATACCACCAATTCAGGGAATTCTATAATGTCAGGGTTTTCATTTTGCTCTGGAAGATCCCTTAACTTCTGTTTGTAATTCCTTATTGTTTCCTTTTCTTCTTCAGTATAATTTTCCCATCTATCGGCATTACAATAAACAACATCACACCTGTCAAGAAATCCGTTTCTTTTTGCCCTAAGCTCTTTAAATTTTGATTCTTTGTATTCTATGCTTGATTTTATTTCAGATTCTTGTTTTTTTAAAACTTTTTTTCCATCATAAGCATACAAATAACAGTTGTTATTATCTTTTAACGATGGATTATAAAGTCTTTCTCCTCCAGTAAATTCAAAATAAAATTGACGTGTTGCGTTATCTCTTAACAAGATGTCTGAATTTTCAGGCTGTTCAAACTCGTCTGAAAATACTTTAATAATATTATTATTTTCGTCTACTCTTATGTAATGTTTTGTCATAATTTTTCTCCTTTTAAATTTCTGCGTCAGCGGCTGCGTGAAAGCTCAGTACTTTTGTTTGATCAGTGTTTGTGTTACTTGCGCTTATGTAGACATGGCCTTCGCCAGAAGTCGGTACTCCATAATCAGTATTCACGCCATTCAAAGAAACTTTGGAAGCGGTACCACCAGGAGTCCAAACCGTAAGAAAAACAACTGCAATTCTTTTTTTTGTTTTATATTCAAAGCTCCCGGAAATAAAAGATAACGCCCCTGGCTCGAAATATCCGATAGTTATGTTTATTGCCCCAGAGCCTGCCACCGAGCCAGGTGTGGTATCTGTATCGTATGTTTTTTCGTAATATCTTTGACACAGCATCAATTCTGTTAAAAATGATCTTTGCTCGTATAACACTATATTTTCATATTCAAAATTATTATTTACACGATTTAACGACATATACTGAACAAAAAATTTACCTGAATATGCATCTGTTGTAATAACTTCAACTTTTAAAGAATTTGCTCCAGATTGCACTGTATGCAACAACGTAAATTCTTGATAAGAGGTTGTTAATGCAATAGTTTTTTGTGATACTGTAGTTGATGTTACTGGCTCAGCGTCTGTATCAGTTCCATCAGTAATTTTAAAAGTAAATGATACACCAGCGATTGCTTTAATTTTTATTTTAGCAATAACTTTTTTATTACGCAAAGGAACAACGTTTTTTGTCTCTAATATTTGTCTTGCCTGAAAATTACCAGTATGGACAAGACTTGTAAAATCAAATTCAGCACATCTTTCAAAATTTGTTTCTGATTCTATTGTATTTTTTAAAATACTTAAAGTTCCAGAGGTGTATGTATTTAATTTACATTTTAGTCTATCTGGATAATAATTATTAACTGTAGATGTTATGGCATGCGTCAATCCGCGCTGCCATAATTTAAAATCAGAGTTATATAATAAATTATCATCTGCACTTTTGCCAATCGCTTCAACAGCATCAGCAACCTGGGAATTACTGACTCCCTCGTCTGAACCGTCAGGAGTCAGTCCGGCCCTGTCAAGGATTGCAATAAGAGGATAGTATAAATCATTATAAACTTGCTCTTCAACCTCTGTCCCTGTCTCATCACCCGGTAAAACATCATCTCGCATAACGCCGTAAGGTCTATTGGTTGTCGGTGTATCTATATTTGTTAGAGTGCTAATATCAAACATTTTATTTCTCCTTATGTAAAATTAACTTGCGCTACTACCCATGAGTCTGCTGGTTTAATTTGCAATACCTGTTTTATAAAATCCTGTTTTTTTTCTATAGGTATATTTACAAAATTTCCGAGACCTCCGGCACCTGTCAAAAACCAATAATCATACCAGGTGTCAGTGTCAGTAGAAATTGTTTTTTCTATTTCAAAAACTCTGGTTCCCAGATATTCTCCAAGTTTTTTTGAGCCAAGAGTCATGCTGCCAAGAGTAGAAACAATAATTTTTTTATTATCGTAAACCGCTGGTCCTGCAATCAAAATCCCTAGATATGGTCTGGGGTCTGCTCCCGTTGGGTTTTCGACCACATAAACAGGATATCCGGCAGCCTGAAGTGTCTCCTCCAGATAATCAGGTCCCTGTCCGCCCTGTGCCGTGTATTTCCCTTTTATCCGTTCGTTTTTTTCAGCATCAGACAAGCTACTGTTTTGTTGCAGCCCTAAAAATGTTTCCCAGTCCGGAAGTGCTTCTGTAGGCAAATTTCCATCTGGAATTCCGCTATCTCTAACTTTATCAAAAAAAATTTTTATCCGTTCCGGCTCCATGCCAAGAGCTTCGATAAATTGTTGGTGCTGTGTGCCATCTTTTAGAAAAAAAGCAAGACCTTTTGGCAATAATTTTTTTATAACTGTGTAGAAATTAGACATATGTTACATTACCCTTTTTTGCTTTTTCTCCGGGATCTAGAACATCCAAATCTATTATTGTGCCTGATTTCCTTACAATCACATTTGACACTGTAGCTTCATTTTGCTGTGCAACTGCCTGTACAATCGACTGAGCCTCAGATCGTGAAATAGTATCATTTCTTGATATAGACAATCCCTGAATATAATTTTCTTTTGATAAAAATAGAGCCGAAAGACCTGTTTCAATTGCTGACCTTATGTCAGCAGTGTCAGGAGTCAAACCTATAACTTCAACATCATAAGCCGATCTTGATATTGGTAAAACGCTTACAATCGCGCGTACTGGCCGCCTGGTAGCCTTTCCTGTAATAGGATCAAAATTTATATATGCAAGAGTTGCGGTCCTTTGTGACGATGTAGGTATCCCATCGGTTTGATTGTCAACTTCTATATAAACATCAATTTCGGCTGGATTGCTACCAGAATAAGGATATGCGTTTATGACGTTTGGGGCTTCCTCTGCCCACAACTCATAATCAGCCAATGCGCCGCCCTGCGGTTTTTTTTGATATCCATCAATTACACGCTGCCTGTAAACTTCCAAGTCTTCAAGGTCCTCGCCAGCGATTGTTATTAAAGATATCTCTGCAGTATCTGCCACGCCGGGCGGTGGAGAAACAAAAGTAAGAATGTCAGCAACATTCAAATTTCCAATTTCTCCGCCAGTGGTAGAAACAAGTTTTATTGTAACAGTTCCGACAATCAAAGTAGCCGCCTCAGTTACAAGGTAAACTACTCCTGTATTATTATTAACAAGCTGTGTGTTTGGCTGCAAAGTTCCTGTTGTTGTGCTTGTGAATTCAGCCTCACCTTTCCATGTGGTTGCGGGCTGCCTTACAACTCCGATTATTTCGCCTAACAACACCAAATAAAAGTCAAGAGCGAGTTGAGCAAACCT